CGGATTTATAGCAGTTGTTGTTGCATTGGCAGGTTTGACTGCAATTGTAACGGCTGTTCCAAGCGTTGGATAAATTGTTTGCTCCACACTTGAAGTTGCATAATCCTGATGAAATTCAAGAGTGACTGAGTTATCTGCAAGACCTGCAACACGAGTCTTTGAAGTTTGTCCGAACGCTGTGGTCTCAACGATGTCAAAAGTTGAACTCAATGAGACTGAACTAATGTGATCGCTCAAGTCGGTTGTTCCGAAAATAACATAGCAATTTGTCAGAACGATTCTAGCCATTATGCAACCGCCTTAGTGATGGCACCTGTTACAGGCCAGGAAACACTTGCTGTGGCTAGTTCGCCAACGGCTCCGTTAAGTGGAGTCCATTCTGATACAACTGCCGAGCAGGTATATGAAGGATTGAATGCGCTTGTTGATGATCCATTTGGCTTCACAATTACTGTTGCAACTGTTCCAAGTAATGGATAAATTGTTTGTTCAACTTCGTTTGTTGCATAATCCTGATGAAATTCAAGAGTGATTGAATTGTCTGCAAGACCTGCCACGCGAGTCTTTGTTGATGATGATGAAAATGCTGTTGTTTCTACGACATCAAATGTTGATGAGAGTGAGACTGAGCTGACTAAATCGCTCAAGTCCACTCCACCAACAGAGATGAAGGCGTTTGTAAGAACGATGCGTGCCATTAGTTGGTCACTCCTTCTGTTGCTGGTTTGATGGATGGTGATACTGCATTGCTTGCCTTGATGTGGTTTGCAGAAATGAGTGCTTGTGCGCTTACCCCTGCATCAACAAGTTCTTTGTCGGTGATTGACTCACCCTTCTTTTTGCCACAGACCTCTCGATCTGAGATGACGGTGTATGCCATTTGATTCTCCTTATCCCCAAATCGTGATTCTGTAACGATAGGAAAGAAATGTGACTCCTTGTGAATCATAAGTACCTGCTTCGGCACCTGTAACTCGCAAAGTATTTACTGTTCCCCCAAGAGTGCGATCACCTTCAATTGCTGTTTTGATAGAACTTGCGCCTGTACCAGCAAGGTATGCATCAAGTTTGTCTTGTCCAGCACGCTCTGAAAAGCGTTGCACAATCACAAGGACATCAACCTGCGCTTGGTCAAGACCGCGAGCATTGTCAATGTCGAATGTGAAATCTAATTGTCCTACTACCGCACAAGGCGGAACTACTGTGTCAGGAATCAAATCATAGGCTCGTAAGCCTGTAATTGTTTGCAATCGTGTTTTGAGACCATCTCGAACTTGACTTGGGTTCATTACTTAGCCAACCCATTGTTCTTGCGTAAAGGTCGAAGTAAGGCTTCAACATCAGGATCAAGGCGTGAAGTAAGTCTGACAGTTCCAAGTTCAGGTGTTCCTGCAATGCCAAATGGTGATTGTCGGCGAACAAAGATGCGTGACGATTGAATCAAGCAAGCTGATTGCACCTCATAAGGCACAGCGCTCCAACCCCACACACCTGTGATTTTGCAAGCCTGTGGTAAGTAGTAAGGCCATACATAACGCCCGATTGCAAGGATTCTTGTGAACGGCCACCCTCTTCGTGGATTGTTGATGGGTTCAACCATGTAATCACTTGTTGCCCACACGGTATCCCAAAGCTGATTGAAATTGTCATCAGTTGCAATCTGTGTGATTGTCACGATGTCATCAACATTCATTGTCCACGGATCAAGGGCGGTGTAATACCGGGCAACAGGTGATTGAGATGTTCCGTCAGGATAAAAGAATCGCCCTGTGTAGTCGTCAATCATTCGACTTACTGCATTGATGGCTGCTTCAAGAGCTGCATCATCTGTTGAATCGCTGATTGTCAATGCTGCCTTCAACTCGGCAAGTGTGGAGTAACCGTTAGTGATCGCCACGCTTTATCCTCTTTTCTGCTTTCGGCAGGATTGCTCGTTCTAATTGTGGCTCCGCAGTTGCCGTTTCTTTCGGCTTTCTGCGAAGAAGTTTCTTTAGTCTTTCCATGCTTCGTGATGACTTTCATCTAACCAAAATGACTTTTGGTGCGGAAGTATTACTGAAGTGTTCACATGGATTGGATAGCCAAGTGATTTGATTCTGCGCGAGAAAAGTAAATCCTCACCAATCCATTCTCCGTTGACAGGCCCATCCCAAAACCAACACCAATCTTTGCCTTGATTTGGGTCTGCAACTTCGCGCATCTTTTCTAACACGCTTCTGTGAATCATCAGGCAACCTGTGCCTGCTGCATCTATTTCAAAAACTGAGTTCTTGTCATATTTATACAAGGGCAAGAATCCTTGTGGCGAATCTTGAAAGATTGCAGGAACGGGTTTTGGATAAGTTTTGCCAGGAACACCGAAACCTGCAAAGACTAAACCTGCAACAACAGGGCGTTCTTTGTCGTGGGCGGTGTTGCATAAAGCATCAAATGCTTCAACTGACAGTTGCTCATCACTATCGAGCATCAACAACCAATCTGAATCGGTCATTTCTAAAAATTGTTTCACAACACGATTGCGTTGTTTTGACAATAACCCTGAACCTTTGACTCGCACGAATGGGCCGAGTTTTGAATTTCTCGCTCCTGAAAGTTGAATAAGTCTGAAAGCGAAAGCGCCATTGACCATTCCTGGATCGCAAGACCCGATTGTTACTGTGTGACCTGTTTTCATGTGATTCCCCCGAATCTTAGAGGTGAAGAGTGGGTAAGTCGGGGGGAGCCTACCCACTCTTCACACTATTAAAGAACCTTCAGATTAGAAGGTTGATTCTTCTATCTTTAGAAGCTAGGTGCCGACAATCCTGTTCCTGAAATGATTGAGGCTGCTAGTGGATAACGCTCTGCTGTGTAAGCAGCGTAACCATATACAACAGTCTTGATTGTCAAGTTGCCTGCGCCTGTTGCATCGTAACGAAGTGTGAATGGTGATCCTGGTTGTTCCCAAAGGTGAGATTCACCTGCGTTGACAACATAGATTTCATCCTGGTTTGTTGTTGTTCCGTATGTAGTTCCAACATTTGCATCAGTAATGATTTGGAGACCCATCATCTGATAGCCAGAGTTTCCATAAACAGAAGAACCTGCTCCAACACCTGATGCATTCATTGGGCCGTTAGCGGCTGGCACTACCAATGGGCGGTTTGTGCTGTCAACTGCTGCAAGCAAGAATGCAAGGCGGCGTGGGTGCATGATGAAGTGTGTTGGGTTTGTGAATGAGTTTGTCTGAATCTGTTGAATCGCATCTGCGAGTTTTGGATATAGCAGACCAACTGTTGGTGCTGTTGATGTGAATGTGATTGCGTTTCCGCCTGATGCACGAAGGCCCTTGATTGTGCCGGCTGTACCTGCACCATTTAGGATTTGTGCATCAAGTGTTGTGTGCCATGACTTGATTAAGTCTGCTGCAACGAAAACATCAATTCCTGTTCCACGCTCAATTGCCTGGCGAGACAAATCCTGCTGTCCGGCAATTGTACGAACATTCACAGTCAGCAATGTATCGTCAACATCTGTCTCTGATACTGCATCGTTCTGTGTAACCTGTACGGCTGTTGATGATCCTGTTGTCATGCGAGAGATATTCAGGGTCATGCCAGATGGTGGAAGTGTCATCTTGTTTGTTGCAAAGTCTGCAAATGGGCGACCTGCACGAGCAAGTGGTGCTGCTAGATCAATGAGGTACTGTGGAATCACAAGACCTTCGAACTGTGCAGTTCCAACATCGCGGCGCTCAATCTCTTCTTCGCGCATATGGCGAGCAAGACGATCCTGTGCTGTGAAGTCTGACTTGAACTGTGCGTTGTAAGCATCCTTGAAGAATGATGAATCTGAACGCTCTGAGTATGTGCGTGATTCGCGTGTAACTATTGTTCCACCAACGCGTGGTGTTGCAACTGATGCGACTGATGCACGAATCTCAGATGCCTTTGCATCTGCATCTGCCTGTGTCTTTAGCTTTTCGATCTTTGTATCTAGTGAGCGTGCTTCTTCTACGAGAGCATCAACCTTCTCGGTTTCCTCAACAGTAAGGTCGGTGCGGTTCTCTTCTGCAACTGCTTCGAGAACTGCATCCATTTCTGCCTTTACTGCATCACGGCGCTCAACTACTTTGTCAAAATATGACATTTGGTCTCCTTGTGAGTTTGTTGTTTTGGAAGTGAGGTGGTGGCGATGCTTCTCACGGCGCTTGCAGGGTGTGAGTCTCGCTCCGACTTCGATCTGTCAGATTGCTGACAGAAACTTATTTTGTGCGATTAACGATTGCCTGTGCCAAACGAAGAGAAATCTTGCGACCTTCTTCTTCGGTTGGTTCAGGAAGTGTGTCAATTGGAGTCAATGTGGATGCTTTGTGACCAACAAGAGTGTCAGTTGCAACATAGCCATCACGCAACTCGCGATAGAGGCGAATCAATACAGCAGGGTCATCATCTTCAGCATTGATTGAAAAGTCTGTTTCAGGAACTTGCAATGTGCCTTCTCTTACAACACGCACGATGCGACCACGGGCAGTTCCACCTGATGAATTCCAAGAAACATAATCACCGACAACATCAACTGCGCGTTTTTTCATTTCATCCTCTTCATCCATATATGTCGAATCTTCTGTTGACATAAACTCTTCCATCATTTGCAAAGAACGCATGATGTATTCATGGCCTTCTGATAAGTCTGAGAAAACCATTTGAAGTGCATTCATTGCTTCAGGGCTAAGGTCGCGCCCTTCTTTCATGGCTTTCATTGCTTCGCGTAGTTGTTCGCGTGCTTCAACAGAGGTTGTTGGGTAAGCAGGATATGTGACAACGCTGACATCACCATCTGCAAGGCTGATTTCGGTGAGAACACGGCGAGTTCTATCCTCTGACCACTTCTGACGAATCACACGGAAGGCAAAAGACATTTGGTCAACATCTCCGCGCTCAACTAACTTGTAAAGGTCGCGCCCCTCTGATGTGTCTGCAATCTCTGCATCCATATACAGGCCACGATCATCTTCAGTCAGAGTCAAGGTTCCGTTCTTGGTGCGAGCTAAAGGCAGACCTTCATGGTTGATAAGTAGCCGCACATCAGGTGTTTCCATCAAAGTCTTGCGAAAGGCTCCCGGTGCGATGCTTTCCTTGAAAGGAAGGGGAACGCTTGAATCGTTAAAGACTGCGGCATACCCTGAAAGGCGCATTGTGCCATCTTCGGCTTGGCGTGCTTCAACATCTCGCACCGTGAATGTGCGGCGTTCAATTTTTTTCATTTTGCTCCTTGAATCGGATTCGGCATCGAGCGCATCAATCTTGCGTTGCGCCCAATTTTGCGCCCTGTCAGAAAAGTTGGAATCTCCACCCCACAACAACCAGGCAACAAGACCTGCGCCTGGATACTGTGAATCTGAAGGATCGTTATTTTTTGGTGCTTGTCCATCAACTTGATGGCGAGCGAACCAGGGTGCCATCTTGCGAACTTTGTTTTCGGTGATTCGACCTGCTGCCATTTCGCGTGCTTCACGCTTTGTGCCATCAGTTAAGCCATCGCCCCCAAAACCTTCTTCAAGGTATTTGAGACCTCGTTGAGCATTTTCACGAATGAAAGAAGGAACGCTCAAATCAACTGCGCGAGTGTTTATCTCTCCACCCGGTTCCATATCTTCTGCGATAGATACTGCAACCATCTGATCAATTGCACTTTGCTTGTCATCATGGCAACCGATTGTTGTGTAGGAGCCGTCAGTTTCTTCTTTGACAGTTGCCCAACCTGCACAATCGCTTTGTTTATCTGAGATGAAATATGGCATTTTTATCCTTAAATCAGAAGCAGAACTTCTGCATCGTCATTGAGTACGGAAAAATCAATCTGTGAAACTGCATTTATTCTCACAACACCTAAAGATGCAGAAGCACCTGCAAGAATTACACTTGGAATCTTTGGTTCAGGTGTTGGAAGAACAAAGTTAGGCTGAACAAAGTTCGGCATTCCGAATGATCCAACAACGGCAGTTTCAGGTTGAGGAATTGTTGCCTGTGCTAGAAGTCCACCAAGAGGTGCTCCTCTCCTCT